ATACAGTTATGATTATGAAGCGCTTGTGGAAGGCATTCAAAGCTATACAAAAGCGGAAAATACGGAAGTTATAAGAAAAATACTTCTAATAGGCGGAAATGTCGTAGGTGATAAATATATCATTTTAAATAATGAACTCTGGGAAGATAACAGTTCATATTACAACGTTCCGAACGCTTTAGAGCGTTTGTATAAAGTTGATGATGTCTTTGGAAAAATCTTCTGTACTTTTGATGATAGGTTCGGTAGAGAGACGCTAATTAATGGTTGTGATACCCCGGAAGAAATATTAGAAGAGGTGATGGAATGACGACATTTAAACCGAGAAACATCCTAAGTTGGCGCAGTGGATTGCCTTACGATAATACGAGATTTTCAATAGGTAGACCTCCAGAAGGTGGGCAACATGGTTATGAATGGTACAACGGTGAGTCGAATGTGAATGTAATCAGCATTGAATATATACTGCCCAATCCAATCACAGAAAGCGCAGGAAACTATATTATCAAGTTGGAAGATGATAGGAAAATTGTTGTCTCCGAAGAAATTCCATCTTTTATTGAAGAGGTGGCGGAGGAATGAAGTACCGACAACACGAAACCTATTCCTTTCTGCAAAGGCGTTTAAAACGAGTAGTACTAGTGTTGATACTAAAAATAATTAAAAGTTTGAAAGCGGTGGTGGAATGAAAAGAGCTGGATTCTATTTTACAGATAATGACGATGATGCAACTTCTTTTTGTCCAGAGTGCGGAGAACTAAATATAAGTATTAGCGCGCGAAAAGTGCTCGAGTGTATAAAGATTAATCGACCAGTATATGTCCAATGTGCAGCGTGTAAAGCATGGTACAACATCGGCGGAGACGTTGAAGAAGGAGGATGACGAATGACTAGCGCAAATGACTTAACTAATCATCTTGACCTTGACACTGACTATTTATTATTTAATTTATTAGGAGGAATATAAAATGGCAATTTTAAAAAGCGAATTATACGCAGTGATCAGCAAAAAGGAATCAGAAATCAGAACAGAATATCTTGAAAAAGAACGACAAATCAAAACGGACGCTATTAACGCCTTTTATGAAAACGAGGAGTTAGACGAAACACTAGAATTATTTGTTAAACAATTACAAGAAATCAAGAAAACAGCTTCCTTGTTAGAACCTAAAATACAATCTTATTACACACCTGTCCACACTATTGACAACTTAGACTGGTTCGACGATGTGGACGCGTTAAAACAAAACTTGGGTCGTAACGTTTGGCGGAATGGCAAAATCAAGATATTCACTCCGGAAGTAAAAGAATTAGACTACAATAACGACAAAGAATGGATTTCTAGACTAGCCGAATTTCAACGCCTGACTGCGACAATCAAAGCCAACTCACCTGCAAAAGGTTATAAACTACTTAAAGAATTAGGTTTCGATGTATCTCATATTGACGCATCAAGCAAACCAAAATCAAGTGCACCTATGGTTCTAGATTTTGACACTACTAAATTGGGGGTGCAAAATGACAAAACAAATCATCATAAACGAAGCAAACAGTTTACTTCACAGAAAAAGCAAAGAATTGAGTAAATCAATTATTAAAACACCAAAGGACCTTGAAAGATTCGCAATTGGTCTTGATAAATTATCGCAAGATATGTGGGACTATAAAAACGAACTGGAGGCGATTAAATGAGTATTGTAGCTGGTGATAAAGTAGAGGTACAGGATAGAACGGGTGTAGCTGAATTGTGTGTTGATGGTGAGCAGTTTCATGTTCTGATGAATAATGGTGGTCTGCTAACTGTTGAAGATGAAGACGGATTTTCATCCTTTAACATACCAGCAACTCAAGTCAAGAAAGTGAAAGTGAATAGTGATGTTAAATTAATAAATGAGCTATATGACCAATCAGATGCAGTAAGTTTTAGTATATATAATGCAGATACAGATAAAGCTAAGATGTTTGTATCTAATGTAAATAAGCCACAATTTGACGAAAGAAACAATGTGAAGTGGTATTCTGCATCAAAAGGCAAAATAACAGCAACAGCATTTTTGAAAGGAGATGATTAATATGACAACACTTTATTCCATTCAAGAAAAGTATCAACAGTTATTAAATTTAGCTGAGCAATTAGATCCAGAGACATTAAAAGATACCCTTGAAAGCATAGACGATGAATTAGAAACAAAAGCAGAAAATGTTTCGTTTATTATCAAAGAGCTAGAAGGACAATCACTTGTTTTAGATGTAGAAATTAAACGTTTATCAGAACGAAAAAACACGATTAACAATAATGTGAAGCGACTGAAACAATCACTACATGATGCTATGCTAGTTGCTAATAAGCAAAAAATAAAAACGAATCTATTTACATTAGATATTCGGAAAAACCCTCACAGTGTACTTGTAGAAGATGAGAGGAAGTTAATTAATTATTTAGTTGAACAACCTAAGAAGCTGGATAAGGCTAAGTTAAAAGATGATTTGAAAAAAGGCATTGATGTACCAGGAGCCGTTTTGGTTCAAACGGAAAGACTACAAATAAAATAAGGAGGGATTTCATTGTTAGATATTAAAAGCGCATCAAATTTAAAAGACACAAATAAACTTAGACTCATTTATTCAGCGCCAGGAATCGGAAAAACAAGTACGATTAAATTTTTAAGTGGCAAAACATTAGTAGTTGATATTGATAGAACAACTGGTGTTCTGAAAGGTAATGAAAATATTGATATAGTCACTGCCGATACCATGACGCCCTTTACCACTTTTCCGCAGTTGTTAAAGGAAATCAATGACAACTATTTGAAGGAATACGACAATATTGTGATTGATAATATTTCGGAATTGGAACGATCCATATTGGCTCAACTAGGAAAAGAAGGAAAAAACAACCGCGTGCCTTCAATGGCAAATTATCAGCAAATGCAATTTATGATGATTGATGCTATCAGATATTTAAAGTCATTTGGTAAAAATATTTTGATAACAGCGTGGGAAACTTCGGATCAGTGGCAAACGCCAGAAGGACAAATTTACAATCGTTCTTATCCACAGATTTCTAATAAAATATTAACAAACGCGATGGGGCTATGTGATGTAGTAGCAAGATTAATTTATGATCCAGAAGAAGAAAAACGCGGGTTTATTTTACAACCAACCAACGCTGTTTTTGCTAAAAATCAAATTGATAATCGCAAAGGTTGCAAGCAAGAAGACCTATTCCAAATTGGTGATGTTGATGTTAAAGCTTAGAGAATATCAAAAAGAAATTATAAATGATGTAAAGGGGGCTTTTTTACAGGGATATAACAGACCGTGCGTTGTTGCTCCCTGCGGTTAGGTGCTGGTAAATCGGTTATTTTATCAGAAATAATTCGCATGACAACTCACAATAAAAATAATGTTCTTTTCCTAGTTCACAGAAAAGAATTGATTGACCAAATTAGAAATACACTCACTATGAATGATGTCGATATGAATTTTGTCAATTTGGGGATGGTTCAAACTGTTGTTAGACGTTTAGAAAAAACTTCCGAGCCAGCTTTAATCATTATTGACGAAAGTCATCATGTGCTAGCAAATAGTTATAAAAAAATAATCAATCATTTTTCTAATGCTAAAGTGGTCGGATTTACAGCAACACCAGTGAGAATAAATGGGGGTGGTTTAGGAGATATAAACGATATGTTAATCGAAAAGGTTAATGTGAAATGGTTAATAGAAAATCAATTCTTATCACCTTATAAGTATTTTGCACCGGAAGTTATTCAAACAAGTAACTTAGACATCAAACGAACCGGGGAGTATGACATCACACAATTAGACGATCAGTTCAATCAACGAAAAGTATGGGGAGACGTGATCAAGCATTATCAAAAATTAGCCGACGGACAGCAAGCTATTCTTTACGCTTCTTCTCTCTATCAAAGCCAAAAAATGGCAGCTAGTTTTGAACAAGTGGGTATCACTGCAGCACATATTGATGGCAAAACACCAAAGGCGGAACGCGATCACATTATCCAACAGTTTCGAAATGGCGAGATTAAAGTGCTATGTAACTTAGATTTGATTGGCGAAGGATTCGATGTGCCAGACTGTTCTACTGTGATTATGTTACGCCCGACACAGTCTTTGTCTCTCTACATTCAGCAATCTATGCGTGGCATGCGTTACCGTCCAGAAAAAACGTCCATCATCATTGATCATGTAGGCAATGTAAGTCGGTTCGGACTACCGGATATGGAACGCACATGGACGTTAGAACCGAAAAAAGGAAGTAATAGCAAGAAAGCAGAAGCACCAGTGAAAATATGTCCCGATTGCTTTATGACAGTCTTATCCAGCAATAAGCAATGTGAGCATTGCGGGCATGAGTTTAAAGTGGAAGCAAAACCGATCCAAATCGACGACGCAGCAGAACTTCAAGAAATTACTGAACCAATATTTCAAGTGGACTACAGTAGTCCGAACGATTGTAAAAATATGAAAGAACTATATGAGTATGCGAAGCAGCATAACTATAAGCGAGGGTGGGCATACCACCAAGGAAAAGTAAGAGGATTTATCAAATAAAAAAATCGAAAGAAGGAATTTAATTATGTTTAAAGTAGATCATAAGGATGTTTTCACAAATGGAGTAGAAAATGGTACGTATGAGGTGGTTTTATACAACGCAAATGAAGATGCGACAAAAAACGGAGCGGAGTTCATTAATATTGATTTAATTATCCGTAATGATGTAAATCAAAAATTCCAGAATGCGCATATTTTTCACCGAGTATGGAAAGCAAAAGCAACAAATGAATATAGTCAAACAGCATTAAATACAATCGCTAAAGCAATCCAATTACCTAACGGCAAAGATTATAATACATTGGATGAATTATTAAAAGACCTGTTAACTAAGACATGCCAAGTTACTGTGAAAAATGAAGAGTCTGAGTATAATGGTCAAATTTATAAAAATTTAAATGTGAAAGCGTGGGCTGAAAGTAAAATTACTGGACCATTACAACATGTATTTAAAAAGAAAGATGCTGAACCTATGCCAGAAATAAACGAGAGTAATCTACCGTTCTAAGCAATGAGAGGAGCGCACAAACGTGTATGAACAAATTCCGGACGAATTAAAAAAATTAAAACAATGGTGCGCTTTTCAACTTGTTTGGGATGAAGAGCGTGGCAAAAACAAAAAAATACCGATGAACGCAAACAACGGTTCATACGGTAATAGTGTAGACGAACGGACATGGGCAGATTTTGAAACTGCCCTTGATTCCATCGAAAAATATCAATTTGATGGGTTAGGTTTTTACTTTAAGAAACCATATTTCGGTGTGGATATTGATGATATAAAGGATGAAATTGAAGATTACCTTTATGGTAATACAGAAAATATTGCTGGTGAATTTATTCAAACGTTGTCTAGTTACACAGAATACAGTGTGAGCGGGACAGGAATTCATATTATTGCAAAAGGAAGTTTTCCGGAAGGTGGTCGGCGTAAAGGAAACATTGAAATGTACCCGGACGGTCGATTTTTCGTTATGACAGGTCAAGTAATTGATAACTACAGGCAAGTCAATGAAGCGACAACGGCAATACAATATTTGCATACGAAATACATTGGGACTAATGAAGTAAGACAAATAAATAATTTACAATCTACAGTTGATTTGCCTGTAAGTGATATTATTCAACGTGCTGAACGAAGCAAACAAGGCGCACAATTTAAAACGCTTTACGATGGATTATGGGATGGACTATATCCCTCACAATCCGAAGCAGACTTAGCTTTTGCAAATATGCTGGCATTTTGGACAGGATGTAATGCAGAAAAAATGGACGAAATTTTCCGTTCAAGTGGTTTGTATCGAACAAAATGGGACCAAAAACGCGGTGCGCAACTTTACGGTGAAATGGTTATTAATAAAGCTATAACTAATACCTCTGAAATTTACCAACCTGGCAGTGAACTAGAAGGATATTCTATTTCTATCAAAAATCAGAATAATACAGCACGTAAAGTATATGGGCTGGATGATACTGGTAATGCAGAACGTTTTCGTGATAAATTTCATGATATTGTCCGTTTTTCGTATATTAACAAAGGGTTTTACTACTACGATTCAAAAGTGTGGAAATACGATAATATAGGAGCTGTAAAAACACTTGTCGATGATGTAATTAAAGATATGAAAAGCGAATTTGCTTACATGGATAATGAATCAGATGCAGAAAAAGCGTTCATGAAGCACTTAAAAGCAACTAGAAGCAATAAAGGAAAAACGAACATGTTGAAAGAAGCGCAACATTTAATGCCAGTTTTGCCTGATGAATTCGATCGCTACAAATATTTTTTGAACACACAAAACGGATATATCAATTTGCAAAATGGAGAACTTATCAATCATGACAGGCAAAAAATGTTTACAAAAATTAGCAACATCGAATATACAGATAAAATTGATGCGCCACTTTGGCAAGCGTTTTTAAAGGATATTTTTGCTGGTGATAAAGAGTTAATCAATTATATTCAAAAAGCTGTCGGTTATTCATTGTCAGGTTCTACATCAGAACAAGTCATGTTTATCCTTTTCGGCAATGGGCGAAATGGGAAATCGGTTTTTCTTGATATTATCAACGATATTTTTGGTTCCTATGCGACCAACATCCAGCCACAGACAATCATGGTCAAACAGCAGTCTAGTAATGCAAACAGTGATATTGCCCGTTTACATGGCGCCAGGTTCGTTACAACCACCGAACCAAATGAGGGTGTACGTTTAGATGAAGGACTAGTTAAACAGCTCACAGGTGGCGACAAGGTCACTGCACGACACTTGTATAAGGACGAATTCGAGTTTACACCCGAATTCAAAATCTGGATGGCAACCAACCATAAACCAATTATCCGAGGGAGAGACGATGGAATATGGCGTCGATTACATTTAGTACCTTTCACAGTAAAAATACCTGACGAAAAAGTAGATAAACAGCTAAAATATAAACTTCGAAGCGAACTCACTGGAATATTGAATTGGGCGGTCGAGGGCTTTCTTAAATGGCAAAAGGAAGGTTTAGGAATGCCGAAAGCAGTTGAAAATGCTAGCTCTGAATATAAATCAGAAATGGATGTTATTACTGCATTTATTGAGGATTGTTGTGATGTGAGAGAAGGCGAAAAGGTAAATGCCAAAAAAATGTATGAAACATATCATGAGTGGGCGAAAGAAAACGGTCAATATTTAATGAGTAGTACGAAATTTGGGAAAGAAATTGGAATGAAGTTTACTAAGAAAAAAACTAAAACCGCAAATGTATATGAGGGCATTACTTTAAATGACGATTATTATAATTTGAACTTAAATTTTTAAAAGAGGTGGAGGGTTTGTTTCAACTATCCACCCTCCTTTAGCCTTAGAGGCGCAATGGTTTTGGCTACTTAATTTCTTAGGAGGTGGATAGTTTGGGTGTTTTTCCATAAACCTTCTACTTTTTTCCTCCTAGTAATACTTTTCCTATTTTACTACCAACTATCCACCTTTTAAAAAAGAAGTAGTTATAAAGGTAGTGATACCAATGGATTTCAGAGGTGGAGGGTTTGTTTCAACTATCCACCAACTATCCACCTTTTTCACCAATTTGACCAAAGGAGTGATTAAATGACAGCAGAAATGGATATACAGAATTCTATACGTTTAGAACTTTCCCGCCATGGGCATTATGTTTTCAGAGCCAATGTGGGCAAAGTTAGAATGCCAAACGGACGAATATTTGATACAGGATTACCGAAAGGTTTTCCAGATTTATTCGGATTTCGCGGAACAGATGGAAAAATGTTTTTTATTGAAGTGAAAAATGAGATAGGGAAGTTACGACAAGAACAGAAAAACTTTCAACAAGCGATGGAAATAACGCCAGCTATCTGTGGAGTAGCAAGAAGTGCTGCAGAAGCCGTGCGAATTGTGGAGGAGGGGTAAAATGAAGCTAAGAGATATTACAAACAGTAAATGCGATGTTCGGGAGTATATGAATGTTGATTTTCCAGATTGGCTTTTAGAACAACTAAAGGACGAAATAGATTTTGATATTATTGAGGCGTTAAAAGAGTATGCCGTTATCTATGTGAAGCATAATGCGCTGGAAAAAGAAATAGAACCTTTTGATATTTATAAAAAAGTAGAGGAGGGGTAAAAAATGAAGAGCGACGATTAAAGATGTGATGAATTTAGAGACCAAGGCAGTCAAAATAAATGGGAAGACTGCAAGGATTTATCAGAAGTGTTAATTGTGCGGAATACGAGTAATATTCTGACAATAGTTACAAAAAATATGTAACCCAGAGCGAAAAACGTAACTTCCAAAAATCGCATAGTGTCAGTAGCTAGACACGTAAAAGTTACAAGTTACATTTTTTTATTAATAAAAAGTATATATATTTATTTATATTTAAGAAAAGAGTACAAAAATAAAAACTTTTTCGCCGCTTTTTTTGTAACCTGTAACCACGTTCTGTCAGAAGGGATTTGAGTGGTTACGTGTTACAAAATGGGTTTTGTAACGGTATAGTCGGCGGAAAATGGAGGGATGACATTGATGAAAAGATTTCTTGTTATATGTGGAAATCAAGCAGATAGGAAATATGATAATGGTAGCAGGTAGTATTGCTTTTATACCTGGAGTGTTTTTTGGAGTTTTGTTGGTGATGTTGTTTGCCCCAATGCCGCACTTATCTAAATCACATAATTCGCCGAGTACACAATTAAACAAGGAGGAAAAACGAATGAAAATATATCACACAGAAACACAAGAAGATTACGATGCGTTACTGGAAAACTTGAAAAACGAGGGATGGACGTGGTTTTTTGGTGAGGCTATTACGTCATATAACTCGCAGCTTTGGGAACGGAATAAGCAAAATACTGTTGTGCATATAGAGGAAGAAGGAGTAAGTTGTGGGAGTCTTTCTTATGCTAAATATTTACACCCCAACATACCAATCGAAAAATACAAAGTGAAACAAGACGAAGTTGCAAAGTGGTTCGATGGCGCTACAAATGCCATGAAAGCATTTTCATCCAATGGAGTATCTATGAAAAACGAAAATAACGACAAAGTAAATAATCCTGCACATTACACAGCAGGTGGTATCGAAACACTAGACTACATCAAGGCAAAAGTATCTGATTATCCGTCATATGCTGTAGGAAACATACTTAAATATGTCTCAAGATACGAGCACAAGAATGGCATTGAGGATTTAAAGAAAGCACAGTTTTATTTAAATGATTTGATTGAATGGATGGAGAGTGATTGTAAATGAATCGGTTTGAAAAAGATAGATTAAGAACAAAGGCAAAGAATATAATCGAGGCAATGCTGGTGTATTTACTATTGTGGCTTTTTAGTATAGTGATACCAATTATGGGTGTTTGGGCACATCTGATTTGGAGTAATTCATTTACGTTATTTATTAAAATTAGTACATTGACTATTTGGTCTATAGAAACGGTAGTCGTAGGGGCTTTACTTGTGAGTTCTTATATAACAGTTAAAAAGTATGTAAGTCAAATAGTCGCAGAAGACTAGCTAAGTTGAATGAGAGGAGAGTGATTGAATGTTTAAAACATTAAGTTCGTTTTATTTTTCTATGATTTTCATTACCGTATTATTGCGCGCTTTCGGCTTTCTTAGTCTTGCAGAAGCAGAATTTATTTTACTATTAATCATTTCTCTTGTCATGGTTGAGGATATGAATGGGAGTCGTAAATGACAAGTGACTCTTCGCCTTTACAAGTATTGCTAAAATATAAAAAAATGGGGCTGGTTGACAATGGAGGAATATGTAAATATCAGTTTAGATAAATATGAAAGGTTAAAAATGTTTGAAAATGATAAATACGAAAAAGATGCTAAGGAATTTCTAAAAAAGTTTACTAACTTCACAACGATGTTTGGAAATCAAAATAAAGAGTATTACACGGCGCATGTCAACAAGGAAGAACTGAAAAAACTAATTGAACAAAGACTAGGCAAAACGTGTGAGATAGAATTTTATTAGGAGAGTGATTGAATGTCAAAGCGATTACGTAAAGCACAATATAAACTTATTGAAGATGAATTAAAATTTTATCATTCTACTAAAAAAGAATTGATGGAAAAGGAAGTTAATGTAACACTGGGCGCTTGGCATAGAGAATACATTGACGAGAACCAAGGTGGTGGTAGTGCAGGGAATATTAGTAATGAAGTGGAAGATCGTGTGATGTTACTGCAAATGGATAAAGAAATAAGTAGATTAAAGAATATTATAAATGCAATTGAGTCTGTGCTTAATAGATTGAATGACGAGGATAAACAATTGATTCAGTTTAGATACTGGGACAGAAGCAAACCAACTTGGGTATGGATTGCCAGTAAGTTGAATATGGATGAGAGTACAGCTAGAAGAAGAAACAAAACAATCATCCTTTCAATAGCTGAAAGATTAGGATATTAAAATATATTGCCCGTTTAACGCCCGTTTTGAACTGTTTTTATGAAGTAAAATGATAGAGTAGAGAAGTGAAGATGATTACAAATAAAATAATATATTAAGTCTGCACTTCACTTCTCGTTTATAATCTTATGATGACATAGCAGGAGGTTGCTATGTTGCCTGGCAGAGGCTTTGTATCTGATCGTTGGTCTTGATGGGAGACGCATCTCATTCCAACCTCACTAGTCCCAACAAGAGACACCTTCTTGTTCAATCTCAATACTCGTGACGGAATAGGTAGACGAAGAACAGGATAGAACTAATGTAGCTAAGGAACGTATGTCTTAGCTTAAAACTCCTGTAAAACAAATTAATTAGTTCCTGCAAGGTGCAAATCCTTGCCGAGTATATATTAAACCACACACACCTCTTGACAATGTGGAACGGGTCCTGTGTCTAGTGACGGAAATTCATTTCGGATTCGACTGGATGAAATACAAAGTATTGACGAATACTACCGTAGAAGTATTCAGGTCTCATAACTACGGATACATAGAACAATGAAGTCCAGCACATTGCGTGTTGGGCTTTTATATAGGGGTGGATTAATGCTAACACAAGCAGAACGTCATACATTCTATAAGTCAAAGGCATGGGTAAGCATACGTAAAGAAGTATTAAAGCGTGACAACTATGAGTGCCAAGAGTGTAAGAGACAAGGCAAGGTGTTTACTGATTATCATGACCCAGACAAGCATAAAAGACTCGATGTAGACCATATTAAGGATTTAGAACATCATCCTGAACTTGCGCTTGATATAGACAATCTCACTACTCTATGTGTAAAGTGTCATAACAAAAAACATAATCGCTTTCAATTTAGAAGGAAAATAAATAAATGGGTGAACGACGAACGTTGGTGATACCCCCGGGTCAAAGGTTTGCACTTTAATTTGGCTCTGGGGAACGGTGTGGGGGTCTTCTCCGCAGAAATGTTAAAAAGTCTCATGAAGGAGGGAGGGCTTGAAGTGGAATATAACATAAAGAAGTTAGAAAAAGAATTGTTATCTAAGGTTGATACTACTAGTCAGAAAGAGCTTGAAAAAGTCAATCGCTATATTAATTTAATACGCATATATTATGAGTTAGATAAAAGCATTGAAACAGATGGAGCGGTCGTTGTCACTGAAAACGGCTCGCAAAAATTCACGAAAACTAATCCAGCGATACAAGAAAAAAATCGAATCAACACTTCATTATTATCTATTGAGCGTTCTTTTATATTCAAAGGCGAAAATGATAAACAAGATGGTAGTGACTTGATATGATATCAAATAAACATGTCGATAACTATATACAGTCGTACGAAAGCGGGAAAATACTACTCAATAAAGAACGAATCGATCTAATAAATTACTTACAAGAACATGTTCTTAGTAGAGATGATATATATTTTGATGAGACGCAAATAGAAAATTATATTGCTTTTAGTGAAAAATGGTACTTCCCTTTGGACAACTGGGAAAAGTTTATTGCACCATTTATTTTTTTATATTTTAAAGAAGATGATGAACTTTTTTATGAAGAGTTCTTTATAACCCTTGGTCGCGGTGGTGGTAAGAACGGGTTTATAAGTACATTATCAAATTATTTTATAAGTCCGCTACATGGGATTAACAATTACGATGTTTCGGTAGTGGCGAATTCCGAAGATCAAGCGAAAGTTAGTTTCAAAGAAGTATTTAATACAATAGACGGAAATCCTAAATTGGAAGGCAGCTTTGACGCGTGGAAAGCACAGATTATTGGCAAAGGAACCAACAGTGTTTTTAAATTTCAAACGTCAAATGCAAAAACTAAAGATGGTGGTCGTGAAGGCTGTGTTATTTATGATGAAACACATGAATATGAAGATAGACAAATAATTGATGTATTCTCTGGAGGACTTGGCAAAGTCGCGAATCCCAGAGAATTTTTTATTGGTACTAATGGATTTGTGAGAGCGGGATTTTATGACAAGTTGGAAGAACGTAGTAAAGCAATTTTAAGCGGCGAAAATCTTAACGATCGCATGTTTCCTTTTATTTGTAAGCTAGACGATCCAGCAGAAGTCAAGAATGAAGCTATGTGGGAAAAAGCAAATCCTGCTTTTGAAAAGCCATTAAGTCCTCGTTCTAAACGCTTACTAAATAAAGTTAGAAAACAATATGAAGCATTAACGAATAATCCAAGCGGCAGAGAAGCATTCATGACTAAACGAATGAACCTTCCAGAAGTAGACTTGGAAAAGGTAGTAGCACCGTGGGAAGATATTCTCGCAACTAACCGAGAAATGCCAGAACTCCAAAACCGAGCTTGTATTGGTGCGTTTGACTATGCAAGCGTTAAGGACTTCGCGGCTGTTGGATTGCTGTTCCGTGTGGGCGATGATTATATTTGGAAATCACATTCATTTGCTAGAAAAGGATATTTGGATATCGCAAACCTTAAACCGCCCATCAAAGAATGGGAAAAGCAGGGATTACTGACCATTGTAGATGAACCTACAATCGACCCTCGTCATGTGGTCAATTGGTTTGTTGAAATGCGGGAAAATTACGGTATTCAAAAGGTCATTGGGGATAACTTCCGAATGGATCTTATGCGCCCGCTGTTTGAAGCAGAAGGATTCGAACTGGAGATTATTAGAAATCCACGTGCAGCTCATAGTTTGCTAGCTCCGCGAATTGAAACTTTATTCGCAAATCATCGCATTGTGTTTGGCGATAACCCTTTGATGCGCTGGTATACGAACAATGTAGCGGTGAAAATCAAACCAGATGGTAATAAAGAATACCTGAAAAAAGACGAGCATAGGCGTAAAACAGATGGATTTCAAGCATTTGTACATGCTCTATGGCGTGCGGATGAAATAGAAGACCTTGATGTAGATGAAGTTTTAAATATGCTTAATGCCATTACGTTTTAGGAGGTGATATATTGGGATTTCTTTCGGAGATATTTAAACGGAACAAAGAAATTGAGTGGATGTGGGATTTAGAGTTTTTAGAAGATAAAACAACAAAGGTTTATTTGAAGAAAATGGCTTTAAATACGTGTGTAAAACATATAGCACGAACGATCGCCAAATCTGATTTTAGATTGAAAAGTGGAGAAAGCAGTGTACGAGACGGATTGTATTATAAATTAAATGTTCGTCCAAATACAGATATGAGTTCGAGTTCTTTCTGGGAAAAAGTGATCTATAAATTAATCTATGATAACGAGTGCTTAATCGTCCTTTCAGATACGGACGATTTTTTAATTGCTGATAGTTATGTTAGAAAAGAGTTCGCGCTTTATCCGGATGTTTTTGAAGGGGTTACGGTGAAAGATTATCGTTATAATCGTAATTTTAGTATGGATGATGTGATTTTTCTGGAATATGGAAATGAGCGACTAGCTGCATTTACTGATGGCATGTTTGAGGATTACGGTGAGTTATTTGGTCGCATGATTCGGGCGCAAATGCGTAACTTCCAAATTCGTGGAACTGTTAATTTTAAAATGGCAGGTATTGCGGATGATGAAAAACAAAAAAAATTACAGACTTACATCGACAAACTGTATGCTGCATTTAACAATAATGAGATTGCCATCGTTCCTCAACTAGAAGGCTTTAACTATGAAGAGTTTGGAACGTCTAGCGTCAATAGTAGCCAAAATTTTGATGAGATCAAAAAACTTCGAAAAGAAATGATTGATTATGTAGCTAGTATTCTCGGCATTCCCTCTGCTCTGCTACATGGGGATATGGCAGATTTGAGTAATAATATGAAAGCATATATGGAATATTGTATTGATCCTCTCACTAAAAAGCTAGAAGATGAATTAAACGCTAAATTATTTACTTCCAACGAGTTTTTAGCGGGTGAACATATCAAAATCATACACAAAAAAGACATTATAGAAAATGCAGAAGCTGTAGATAAGTTGGTTGCCTCTGGTTCATTTAATCGTAATGAAGTTCGAGAATTATTGGGCGCTGAACGAGTAGATAATCCGGAATTAGATAAATATTTAATTACTAAAAACTATCAGTCAGCAGATGAAGGAGGTGAGAATGAATGACGAAAATTGAAGTCAAAGGTCCTATTATTGGAAATGATGACAAATGGATTTATGATTGGCTGGATATGGAAGCTACGTGTGCAAAAGATATCAATGAAGCCTTGGCAAATGCGTCAGGTGAAGTTGAAGTTTGGATAAATAGCAATGGTGGAGATGTGTTTGCTGGTAGTGAAATTTATACAGCATTAAAATCATACAATGGTAATGTAGTTGTAAAAATTGTTGGAATGGCGGCAAGCGCAGCATCTGTAATTGCGATGGCTGGAAATGAAGTATTAATTTCTCCAACTGGTCAAATGATGATTCACAATGTTCAGTATGGTGGGAGAGGTGATTATAGAGAGTTAAAAAAAGCCTCCGAAATTGCTCAAAATGCCAATATATCCATTGCTAATGCTTATCAGCTGAAAACGGGAAAAACATTAGAAGAACTGTTAAATATGATGGGAGAAGAAACATGGCTAAATTCTCAACAGGCTGTAGAGCTAGGATTAGCAGATGGTGTGATGTTTCAAGAAAATAGCGAAACGCCAAAATTAGTAGCAAGTACAGGCGGCATGTTAGCACAAGCTACATTAGATAAAGTTAGGGGACTGAAAGATACTAATGGTAAACAATCAATTTTAGAAGTATCTTTATCAGCGGAACAAATTCAAAGCGTTGTAGAAGATACAATTGCAAAATTTAAAAACGAAGTGATAGTTGATGGGAAAACTTTGAATCAACATATCGCTGAACAAGAAAAGGAATCGGAAGAGTCGGAAGTGAATGGACTCGAACGGTTTCTTTTTTAATACCCAAAAATAGGAGGAAATAAATTATGACTATCAAATTAAAAAACAACCTCGCGAATTACGAGGAAAAACGGACAGCTTTTGTTAACGCTGTTAAAAACGAAGACACGCAAGAAATTCAAAATAAAGCATATGTGGAAATGGTAGACGCGATGGCAGCTGATATTATGGAACAAGCTAAGAAAGAAGCACGTCAAGAAGCGGACGCATATATTTCAGCTAGCCGAACAGACAAAAATATCACGAATGAAGAAATTAAATTCTTCAATGATATTAATAAAGAGGTTGGATATAAAGAAGAAACATTGCTACCACAAACAGTCGTTGATGAAATATTTGAAGATTTAACAACTGAGCATCCTTTCCTTGCATCTATTGGAATGCGCACGACTGGTTTGCGTACTAAGTTCTTAAAATCCGAAACAAGCGGTCTTGCCGTGTGGGGTAATATTTTTGGTGAAATTAAAGGACAGCTAGATGCGACATTCAGTGAAGAAGAGTCTATTCAAAACAAGCTAACGGCATTTGTTGTTGTGCCTAAAGACCTTGAAAAATTTGGTCCTGTTTGGGTAAAACGCTTTGTTGTTACGCAAATTGAAGAAGCTTTTGCAGTTGCGTTAGAAAGTGCGTTTATCGTTGGTACTGGTAAATCTCAACCGATTGGTTTAAATCGAAAAGTAGCTAAAGGGACATCAGTAACCGATGGTGTATATCCAGAAAAAGTTGCTTCTGGAACACTGACATTTGCTAGTCCTAAAGTGACGGTTAATGAGTTAACAGATGTATATAAATATCACTCTGTAAAAGAAAACAAACATCCATTAAACGTTGCAGGTAAAGTTACTTTACTAGTCAATCCAACGGATGCATGGGATGTTAAGAAACAATACACAAGCTTAAATGCGAACGGTGTTTATGTGACTGCGCTCCCATACAATTTAAATATCATTGAATCATTATTCGTTCCAGAAAAGAAAGCTATTTCTTACGTAGCAGAACGTTATGATGCACTTGTTGGTGGTCCATTGGATATTTCTACTTTTGACCAAACGCTTGCATTTGAAGACCTTAATTTATATGCTGCAAAACAATTTGCGTACGGTAAAGCGAAAGACGATAAAGCTTCTGCTGTATGGACATTAAATATCAAACCAGCAGAACAAACTCCGGAAGGGTGATTGTAAATGGCTAAATTTGAAGTATTAAAGAAATTTAAAGACAAAGAGACCAAAGAAGTATATGAAAAAGGAACAGAAATTGAATTGACTGTAAAACGTGCAGATGAAGTCTCTGATAATTTGGGAACTTCTTTTTTAAAGCGATTGGATGAACCAAAAAAAGACAAGAAAAAGTAGGTGCTGTACATGGAAGTATCAGATGACCTTCTTAAAAAATTTAAAGAGCGTATGCACATTTCTCACAATAGCGAGGATAGCAATTTAAAAGAGTTGCTATCTTTTTCTATTGCTGATTTACAAGAAAAATGCGGGCTGTTTAATGTGGATGAACATGTTAGGGCAAGAGAATTGGTCATTGATCGTACTAGATACGCGTATAATGATTCGATAGAATTCTTCAATGAAAACTTTCAATCACAAATAACTAGCTTGGGCTTCTCTCTCTATGTAGCTGAAAGTGGTGAATCTGATGAAGTTTCAGTTTAAACCTCAAAAAGTTCAGAGCGGGGATTTACGTACTCCGGTTGTTTTTTTTGAATATCAGCCGGCAAGTGGTCCTGAACCAGGTGAAATAGAAAAGATTACCCTTTTTGAATGTTTTGCAGAAGTCTACAAGCCATCTATGAAGGACTTAGAAATTTTACATGGCACGGGAACAAAAGAAGCTGTCACAATTAATATTCGAGACACTAAAGGTGAGTATACAGTTAGTAACAAACATTATGTAGAAATATTAGATTATCGCTATTTGGGCAAAAGATTTAATGTGATTGATGTTAGCCAAGACTTGCAAAATAATCGCTTTGTAAATGTACTTCTGGGGGTTCAAACATGAGTGTAGAAGTTACTGGAGTAGAAGAGTTGGAAAGACAGTTAGTTAATTTATTTGGACGAGAAAACTTGCCACAATTAGTAGACCCTGCTCTAATTGCAGGCGCAGCCCTTGTTGCAAAAACACTTAAAAGTGAATTTGTTCAATTTAAAGACACAGGCGCATCTATTGATGAAATCAATATAGAAAAACCCGTGTATGACAAAGGGGTTAGAAGCATAAAAATTGATTGGAAGGGACCTAAAGACAGGTATAAAATAATTCATCTCAACGAATATGGTTATACAAGAAATGGTAAAAAAATCACACCAACAGGAACAGGTAGTGTTGCCAGGTCACTAAGAATATCTGAAAGAGCTTATAGGGCAATTGTACAGAAGAAAATAGGTGATAAACTATGATTGATATTTTGAATGTCATATATACAACATTAAGTAAAAACGATATCATTCACACTACTTGCGAAGAGAGAATTAAATATTATGATTTTCCAGGCACAGGTGATTCTACAAAAACCTTCTTGTTAATAATACCTTTAGATGTTCCAATACCAACTAATTTTTCAAGTAATGAATCCAGGATGGAAGATTTTTTAGTACAAATTGATGTGCAATCTAACGACAGATTAATAGTAAAAAAAATACAAGACGAAGTTAGAAAAGAAATGAAACAAATAGGATTTGGACAACTCGCTGGTGGTTTAGATGAATATTTTCCAGAAACAGGGCGATTTGTAGATGCACGAAAATATAGCGGATTGTCCTACAAACTATATCAATAAAAAATAATAGGAGTGAAATAAATGATTACAACAATCGGATTTGAAAAAGCAACTTTTGGAATTTATGATGAAAAAGACGAAAAGGTAACAGAAAAAGTAGAAGTAAATGGTAAGAATAAAAAAGGTGGTACGGTTGAAGCTGATATTTCTGGTCTTGATGCTGAAGCTATTAAAGTTTTCGCTTCGAACGGTCCATACTACATTTCCAAAAAAGGTTCTGGCGATGTTAAGCAAACAATCGGTATCATGGAACTTCCATTTGAATTAGGACAGAAGTTATTAGGTCGTCAAAAGAATGCAGATGGTATTGTAACTGTAGGGAAAAACACTGCTCCACCATATGCGTCATGCGTGATGGAAAGTGAAACGTTGCGAGGGGAGCCGGTGTTCTTTGCTTTATTAAAAGGAAAATATGGACAAGATGACGTTAAATTAAACACATCTGAGGACAAACCAAAGGAACCTGAAGCAACTAGTCTCACTGGTGAATTTGTTTATAATGATGCTGGGGACGTTTTCGCGATGGCTGTGGGCGAAGAATTCCGAGATAAAATTTACAGCATGGCTTTTCCTGGTTTTGTTGAAACACCAGTAGTACCGGAAGGATAAAAAATTTTAAGAGTAGGTGAAATCCTACTCTTTTTTGTTGACCAAAATCATAAAAAAGGTGGAGAAAATAGTGATTAAACTAGAAATATTTAATAAAAAAGAAAAAAAGAAAGAGCTATATGAGAGAGAAGATACATCTGTAATTGAATTAGAAGAATATTGGAAACTACAAGAAAAAATTAGAGAATACATCAATACTTCTGACGATCCAAAGAAAACGACAATTTTGGAAATGCAGTTAAAATTTATTGTGAAATTATTTGATGATGAAAACATTACAATAGATTTTCTTAAAAAAAATATTCCTTCGAAGAAATTAAACGATACGTTGGTGTCTGTCTTTCGGGAGATTTCACCAGATGAATACGAGGATGAAGATGGTGGAGATGAGGAAGCAAAGTAATAACGCTTACCGAGTTTTTGTCCGATCTCGATGCAATTAGGCGTTACTGCATGAAAGAGTATGGCTGGACAATTCGAGAAACAGATAATCAAGAGTATAAGAAGTTATGTCGTCTGATAATCGAAAAAGAAGAAGCAAAATCAGAAAACAACAAAGTTTCACTTGTTGACTTTGTATCACAATATCAAGATGTCAATTGAGGAAGGGGGTAAATAATGAATAAACTTCAAGGATTGTCGATTAACCTAGACCTAGATGCTACTAGAGTGGACGAGGGAATGAAAGGGTTGAAGCGGACCCTCGGCTCTGTGAACAGCGAAATGAAAGCGAATCTTTCGGCATTTGGAAAGGGAGAAAAAACTTTATCCCGATATGAAACAGAGCTAGATGGTCTTAATAAAAAGTTATCTGTTCAAAGCAAAATGGTTTCTCAAACTAAAAACGATTTTAAAGATTTAGAAAAACGAAATGCTTCTTTAAATGGAGAGTTGAAAGAGTCTAATAAAACGTTAACTGAGTCAAAAAAACGTTTTGAACAGCTCTCTAAATCTGGTAATGCAACTGAAAAAGAATTAAAAGAAGCAGAAAAAGAAGTCAATTCAAATCAAAAAGCATACAACAAACTTAACAAAGAATTACAACAAATGCCAAAAGCTTTAGCAGCAGGGAAAAAAGCAGTAAATAATGAAGTTGCAAATTACAATAATTTGCAAAGGAAGATTGATACTACCACAGAATCTTATAAGAAATTCAAGAGAGAGCAAGCTGTTAAAAGCTCACCGTGGGGAGCAGTGACTCAAGATTTAGACAAGTATCAAAAAAAGTTAAATGAGACAGGAGATAAACTTGTCGCTTTCGGTAAAAAAGGCAGTTTGTACATGGCTCCAGTTGCGCTTGGTTTAGGTTTCGCAACAAAAAAAGCGGCAGACTTTGAGCAACAAATGTCGAACACTTTATCTGTCATGTCTCCTGGTGAGGTAAATGAATATAAAGATGCTTTAAGAGAACTTGCTATTCAACAAGGTGCGGATACGAAATACTCCGCATTAGAAGCCGCACAGGCACAAGAAGAACTTTTAAAGGCAGGTCTTTCAGTTAAAGATGTTATAAATGGCGGATTGTCTGGAGCGCTTTCATTAGCAACAGCTGGCGAGTTAGATTTAGCGTCAGCGGCAGAAATTGCAGCTACAGTTTTAAATGCGTTCAAGGATGATAATTTGAGCGTGGCGGATGCGGCAAACATTCTAGCTGGTGCAGCAAATGCTTCTGCCACAGGTGTAGAAGAAATGAAGATGTCTTTACAACAAGTTTCTGCTGTTGCCAGTGGCGTTGGTCTCTCATTTGACGATACATCAACAATGTTAGCAGTATTTGCGCAGAATGGTTTAAAAGGTTCTGATGCAGGTACCTCTCTAAAAACGATGCTACAAAGGTTGCATCCTACAACAAAAGCGGCATGGCAACAATTTGATGCTCTTGGGTTAAGCATTGTGGACAATGAAACTGCTATGAAAGTATTGCAAGAAAATGGTGTTAAACCACTCTCGAATGATACAGATAAATTAATGGGACAAATTCAAGATTTAGCTAAAAGTTTGGCAGGTCCAAAGGCAAGTGCTTCTAAAGTGAACAAAGAATTTGAAGAATTGACCGTTGCCACTGGCGCAGTCCACTCCGCATTTTATGATACAAACGGGGAATTAAAATCAGCAGAAGAAATATCTGGTCTATTGCAAAGTAGTCTAAAAGATTTGAACTCCGAACAGCGTAGTGCAGCGCTAGGTGCTATGTTTGGCTCCGATGCAGTTCGTGCTGGGAATATTGCTTATCGCGAAGGCGCGGATGGAATAAAGAAAATGCGCACTGAAATGGGAAAAGTAACTGCTGATGACGTAGCTAAAATGAAAATGGATAATCTGAAAGGTACTATTGAAGAAATTTCTGGTGCAATTGAGACCTTTGCTATCAGCATTGGAACATCATTGACTCCGGTATTACGTGGTCTAGGAAAGTACATTCAAAAAGCAGCAGATTGGTTCAATGGATTGAATGATAGTACTAAAACGGTTATCTCTACAGCAGGTGTAGTTGCGGTAGCGATTCCGGTTGCTGGACTAGCATTTGGATTTATTGCAAAAGGGGCAGCGGCTGCTATCTCACCTGTAAAGAAATTAACAGCAGCGTTAGCAGAAAACTCTGTTGCTGCTGGAACTAATGCAGCGACTACGCAACTTGCTGGAAACGCTTTGCCGGTAGCTGGAGGGAAAGGTAAAGGTTTCTTAGGTAAAGCTGGCTCGTATTTTAAAGGAAGCAAAGGAACAAAAGCGCTATCTACGGCTGATATGGCTGGTGATATTGCGAGTTATAGCAAATTCGGAAAAATTGGGGCTGGTTTGAAAGGTATTGGAAAGGCACTACCTGGGCTAGGAATTGCATTATCTGCAACACAACTTATTGGTATTAATAAAAAAAATGCAGGGGATAAAGCTGGTAGTGCTGGTGGAAGTTTAGCGGGAGGCGCAGCTGGTGCAGCAATCGGAACAGCAATTGCCCCTGGAATCGGAACTGCGATAGGTGCGGCAGTTGGAGGTATAGCGGGAACGAAATTTGGCCAGGCATTCGGTAAGAAAGTTCAAAAAGAATTTCCAGAATATCAACAGAAATTTGTAGATATGTGGGATGGATTGTCAGATTCTGCTAAAAAACATCCTATACTATTAGCACCTGTTAATCAAATCAATGATCAAATAAAAATAGCTAAGGTTGGGTATGCGGAAATTAAAAAGGCATTTTCCAATCCTTTAAAAACAGATGTATCTGGAAAAGGTATTAGCAAAGATACAGCAAAAAATGTAAATTCTTATAAAACTATGTCTCAAAACGCAATCTCTGAATTAAAGTATTTGGAAATGTCCGGGGATGTAATCACTAAATCAGCATCTGCTAAAATCAGCAAAAACTACAATGGTATGGTTGCACTTGTGGAAAAGTCATTTGAGAAGACTAAGAATAGCACAGATAAGAATTTAAATACATTGTCTAAAAATAGCATGTTATCTGAGGCTGATGTTAAAGCCGTTAAAGAGAAACAAGCAAAGATTCAAAAGCTATCGTTAGACGAAGTGAAGAAAAACAATGAAAAAATCCAGAAATTAAATAAAGACATGGCAGCCAAAAATGCAGATATTACTAAAAAGGAAAAAGCAGATATAAAAGCTATTAACGCCAAAGCGGCAAAAGAAGGCAGAGTGTTGACAGCATCTGAAGAACAGCAAGTTACAAGTATTAAACGTAATGCGGCAAATCAACGAAAAGCTAGCAATCAAACTTATAGTAATCAAATACAAACAATTGCTAAAAAACAAGAAACAGCAGTGGTTAGTACGTTATCCAAATCAGCAAAAGAACAAAAATTAATTCTAGGCAAGTTAAAGGACAGTAGCGGTAAATTGAGCGCAGAACAAGCTTCTAAAGTTGTAAAGGAATCAAAACGTTCTAAAGACGGCGCTGTAAAAGAAGCAAATAAAAAATACAAAGAAGTTGTTGCTGCTGCCGACAAAGAATATTATGTGAATGGAACTATTACGAAAAAGCAACATGATGATATTGTAAAAAAAGCAAAAAGCCAAAAAAACAAATCAGTAAGTGAAGCAAAAAAAATGCATAATGGCGTTGTTGATCAAGCAAAAAAACAAGCCTCTGGTCACCTGAAGCAAGTAGATTGGGAAACTGGAGAGTCTCTGTCCAAATGGGATAACTTCAAAGCAGGTTTAGCTAAAGTAATTAACTCTGTCACAGGTGGAATAAATAAAGTATTAAAATTCTTTAGTTTACCTACCATACCAGAATGGAAACCAGCGGGTTACAACAATAACACTAAAACTTCAAAATCATCTAGCAAAAAAAGAACGTCGTATGGTAGTCAGCTAGCAATGGATTATACAGGTTCTAACAATGCGTCTGGACAAATTATGGCTGGTGAAGAAGGTTTTGAAATTGCATACAACAAACGCAAAGCACAAGCTCAGATTTTAGGTGCAAATGGTGCAGAAATAACGCATGTTGCGCCAGGTACTAAAATTTTGAATCATGCAGATTCGAAAAAAGTCATGCAAGGTGGACTTGGTAAAACATTACCTGGATTTGCAAGTGGTAATTCAACGATCAATGATTTCTTAAGTGACGCATGGGATGGAACAAAAGCTGTAGCTGGGAAAGTAGTTGATTTTTCTAAAAAAGCCTTCGACTGGGCAGCACATCCTATCAAAAATTTAAATAAACTTTTTGGTGGTTTATCTGTAGGCGTGAAAATGGGGAACGATGGAAATTTAGGTTCTGATGTGCTGAACTATTTGAAAAACAGTATCGGTTCACCTCTTGAAAAAATGCTGTCTGGATTTAAAGAAACGGCACCAGTAGCAGGTCCAGCTGGAAAAGGGGCTTCTGCTTGGTCTAGTGTAATTAAAAAGGCTGCTCTTGCAATGAAAGTTGATTTATCCGGAGGAGAATTAAAAGGTATCATTGCACAAATTCATCGTGAATCTGGCGGGAATGAAAAGATTACTCAGTCATCTGGTGTTGTGGATGTTAATACATTATCAGGTAATCCAGCCAAGGGATTGCTTCAATATATCCCACAAACATTCAATGCATATAGAATGAAAGGGCATAACAATATATTTTCTGGATATGACCAGTTACTAGCTTTCTTCAACAACTCATCGTGGAGAAATGACCTTCCCTATGGTAAACGAGGTTGGGGACCACGAGGACATCGTCGATTTGCAAACGGTGGTTTTGTAAACAAAAACGAAATGATAGAAGTTGCTGAGAACAATAAGCCAGAAGTAGTCATACCGCTTACTCGGAAAAATCGAGCAGTTCAATTAATCAAAAAAACAAAAGAAATCATTGGTATGAATGACGGTGGAAGTGTTGTTGTCAATAGTCCTGACAACTCGGAAATGGTTTTACTGCTTCAACAACAGAACCAGATTTTAATGCAACTACTTCAAAAAAATAGCGATGTGTATATGGATGTCGATAAAGTTGGGAAGTTGGTAGAACCGACTGTTACAAAAACGCAGAACAATCGTATAAGTCGTAAAGACCGAGTACAGGGGGTTAGAACAACGTGGCAAAAATAGGATTTACGTATGCCGGAATTCATAGTAACGACATTCCAGCAGTTGTTAATAGTATTAAAAGAAATGCAATCAATATCTCTGAGAATATGCAAGAAGTACCTGCCAAAATTGGTGGGTACTTTTTTGGGAATTCCGTCGGTACTAGAAGCTTTGACATTAATATTACCCTTATGGGAAAATCGGAAGCCGAACGAGTGGAAATTGCGCATGATTTAAGTAATTTAATCATACAAACTAATAGTTTTGAAAACGAAATTATTTTTGATGATGAGCCAGAGTGGGTTTATTATGGGCATTTCGCACAGATGGCTGAATTAACAGAATTGCAAACAGATAATTATACAACAACTATTACATTTGTTTGTAGTGATCCACGAGCTTATGGGGAACAAAGAGAAATCACTGTGAGCGAAAGCCCAGCGATTATTGAAGTAGAAGGTTCACAATTAACAAGTCCAATTATTCATGCGATAGCGACTGAAGATTTAACTAGTCTATCATTTGCAACAGATGATGATTATATATTTTTAGGGGCTGATATTGACCCCGATACAGGACAAACAGCTGTGAAAATGTATGAGAACGTGTTGTCCGATAGAGCAAATGACATGACGTTGTGGGATGGCATTGGGCAAAGTAATATTACTTGGGAATTAGAAAATGGTAAGCCTGCGAAAACAAGTTCTTTTAAACAGACTATCAATACTATTCGTGTAAATTCCTATGGTGAAAAAACAGAAACCGCGCCATACAAATCGTGGAGAGGTCCTGTAATGAAACGAATGTTGACGTCAGAATTAGACAATTGGAAAGTCACCGCTCGATTAGCAAATATTACTCAAAAATACCCGCGCGCTAGAACAAAAATAGAATTGTATTTGTTAGACAAAGATAGCAAACGCATGGGTAAATTTATGATTAAAGATGCCCAAAACGGGCGAGCTATGAATTTGGGATTAGAAATTGGGAGGACAACGAAAGACAGGTATCTTTTTGCTGCAACTGAGGGAAAAGTAGTTAAGAAAAAGAATACGAAAGTGGTTTATTCAAAAAAAGTACAACAAACAGTGAAGTATACAGAAAAAGGTAAAACAAAGACTAAGCAAGTTTGGAAAACAATAAATACGACGTATGAGGTTGGAAATAACTATAATGAATTTTCAGATGCTTACTTTAATCTTTCTATTGAAAAGCGTGGACAGTTGTTTATTGCGGAAATAGTTAAATTGAATGATAAAGGTAGTCAAGCTTGGAAACGAACCTATAAATGGAAAGACTCAAATAATAAATTTCCAACTAAATTAGCGGGCATCGGCATTTATATGGCAAAAATGGATATCACAGAAGACTTCAATAATCAGACATATAAAGATAACGATGTTGTTTTTTGCGACTTAGTTGTACAAAAAGTTAATCCAGAGGCAGATGTGAAAAATAATCCGGAGGTCATAATTCATGCAGGGGATGAGATAATGATTGACTGCGAAGCTGGAGTTATTATGAAAAATGGTTCAGTGTTCATGGAAAATCTAGCGATTGGGAGTTCTTTTCCTTCGTTTTTTGGTGGCTATCAAACTCCGGTGGCTTTCAGCGAAGGAGCGGACTGGTCTATTGAATATAGACCAACGACTTATTGAGGAAGGAGGGGAAATATGTTAACTGTATTGAACAGACAAAGAATTACTGTAGGCGTGTTATCAAATGACATGCCTTTTTCGTGTCCTTTTTGGGATGATGAGAGAAATGAGAAACTTGAAAACTTTGATGACACATACACCGTTACCATCCCCGCAGAACATGAAATGGCTGAACATGTACGTGAAGGAAACTATATTTTATTTGAAGATGAACAAGCAAAATTACGTTTGTTTCGTATCTATGAAGCTGAGAACGGGTTAAATATGCAAGGACGATACATTAAAGCCACAGCAGAAAATGCATTTATTTATGATTTAAATGCAACTATTATATCAAATAAATTACTGACTGATATAAGAGCTGATATGGCGCTTGAATATATTTTACAACAGACAGGCTGGTCAATTGGTAAAAGAGAATTTGTTGGGCAAATACGTACTATTGAATTTGCAGACAATATAACTGCTCAAGCTGGATTACAACAAGTTATTGCAGAATATAAAGCAGAAATTGATGCTTACGTGGAGAGCTTTGGCGGTCAAATCATTAATTATAAATTTGATTTAGTTGACGAGCGAGGCAACAATACTGCGAAACGATTTGAGTACGCAAGAGACATTCAAGGTCTTAAACGAATCACAACTGATAAAACGATGTACACTGCTCTTATCCCGCTTGGTAAAGATAGTTTAACAATTAAATCAGTGAATAATGGTTTAAATTATATTTATGATGATGAAGCGAACTGGCTGTACAACGATGGCAGAGAATATTTAAAAGGGGTCATAACAAAAGATACGATAACAAATGCGCAAGCTTTAAAAGATTGGGCGCTACTGGAGCTTGAAAAAGTTAATCATCCTTTATCCACGTATGAGGTAGACGTGATATTACTAGCAGAGATGTTAGGGTATGAGCCACACCAAGTCACACTTGGAGACACAGTGAGGGTAGTCGATTTGAATATGGATATAACTTTATCTGCAAGAATCATAGAAAAGACAACTTCTTTTAGTGATCCGTCTAAAAACAAGGTTGTACTTGGTGATTATATCGAATTGGAAAACGTCACACCGCTGGCTATTTGGGAACTTCAAGCGCAAATTGAAGAAGCAAAAAAACAAATAGAAGACACAAAAACATGGAAGGTAGAACTGTTTAGTACAAATGGTTCTACTTTTAAAAATAATGCTGGAACAACACAACTCATTGCAAGAGTATATGATGGGAAACTAAACATTACGACCAACATAGAACGTGGCGATTTTATCTGGGAGAAAATAAACAATGACGGTACACATGATTTAGCTTGGGAAAATGAACATGCAGGAGCTGGTAATGTAGTTAACATATCTAGTGAAGATGTTTTTATTAATGCGACAATTAGATGTTCAGTTAATCAAGGAAGCCAAGCTAGCATTCTTATGATTAATGAAGGGCAAGGTTACCTGTTTGCAGAACTACCACGTGAATTTCCCGCGGGGGTAGAAGTGAATTTATCGGTTATGCAATGTGCGCAAATAGATGTGCAAAATGGCTATATTTACTGGTCACAAGAATATTATGGAAGTAAAAAAAGTAAAGTCGGTGGGCAACAATCTTATAACATTTATAGAACTACACTTGATGGTACTTTTGTCGATATGATGTGGGCTCTCGGTGGAGGTCATGGGACTATGTTTGGTGTGGATTCTACATCTGGTGAGACTCACATTTGGTCTTATTATGTAACACCATTGCCACAGGCAGAGAAAGCGATAGCAATGTTTAAATATGTCCCTTTCAAAGAACAGTTTTATGACGACTCAATGGCATTTAAACTTGAAGCACCTGACGGATTCCGCGTGACATACGACCAAACAAGCGACTACGTAGTTATGAGTCCAGGAGTTTCAAATTTAACAATTAATGTTTGTAAAAAGTCTGATTTATTTGCCGGGAGAATAGCCCCTCTGTATACATTTCGGACAAAAGATTGCGGATTTACAACTACTTTATATACATTGCAAGGAATGCATGTAATGTTTCCATATGCGTATTTGTCAGCAGGAGGAAACTTTACAGGAGCTGATAAAAACCAACTTTGGTGCTGGGATATGGTAAGCAATAGTTTAGTTTATCATCATGTTTTTCAACAAAAATACTATCCTGTACAAGGCTCAACTAATGAGTGCGAAGGGGCTTATCCATTTCTTGATGCAAATGGAAAGAGAATGATGCAATTGAACCTAGGGCAAGGTGATGGAGGTAAAAGATACAACCGAATTTATGTTATGCCCGAAGAAAGGATGATGGATGATGACAATTAGAGCAGCTGCAGAAATAACACTAACGGATATTAATGATGCAATAGTAGCTGGTGAAGCGCCGTTAAACCCAACCACCGATTTATTGTGGATGGATAGTAGTGCCTCACCTAATGTGCTACGAAGATGGGATGGAGAAAAATGGGTCAGTCAAACATTGAATATCAAAGAGGCTGACCCGGAAACTAGTCAAAAAATAGATGAAGCGATAACGACTGCTAATAACGCATTAGTAGAGTCAAGTGCTAATCATAAACCAGTCTTTGATAAAACACAGCCAAGTAATCCGCTAAAAGGAGATACTTGGTTTAAAATAGATGAAAATACTAAAACAATCGTCGGGGTATACACATGGAACGGAAATAGTTGGGAAGAATTGCCCTTGGATTATAATGCTCTAAGGATAGGCAAACTTTCAGCTATTACGGCAGAACTCGGAGACGTCAAAAGTGGCAGTATCACAGGTACTGAATTTATTCATAACATAAACTACAAAGATAGTGATGATAACCTGTATACAGGCATTGTGAAAATGAACGATGACGGATTTAATTCAACTTCCTATTTGCCTACAGGTATCGGCTCAACAGTTTTAGAGAGCATCACAAGCACGTTGGGAGGATACAAAGTAGCTCAAAAACTAATTGATGTAAATGGAGAGAGCAGTTTAGGAAGCTCTATTTTGACCGGAAAATCGCTACAGTTTAATGAGAACGGAAATATAAAGCTATCCATTGACGCAGATTCGTTTTATACAACACCATGGCAAGATTTAATATTAAACTCTGGATATTCTACAGCAGAAGGGAATACTCCTCAATTTAGAATTATTTGCATCTTTGGTATCAGAATCGCCTTTTTCAGGGGGCAAGTGCAAAAATCAACCGCATGGACCTCTAAAAATAACGCTTTTGCGTCTGTTCCTTTTGAAGTTCAAACAACAAAAACAGCGATGGCTTATGCACCGACAAACAAGTCAAGCGGCGGCCGAGTGCATGCATCATCTAGTAACGCGATGGGATTTATACCTGCTGATACTAGTATTGCGTATTTCGCGCTAAATCAATTATTTTATATTTTAGATTGAAGCCGAATAAGGCTTATTTTTTATGTCAAAAACAGATGGGATGATGAAAATTGGCACTGGGGAGTATATCAATAGCAGGGATGAGCGTAGGCGAGTTAATAGCGTTAATCAGCCTAATAGCCGCTATTGTGGGTTTTGTGATTAGGTGGGCGCTAGTCGCGCCTTTGAGAAACATGATTGATTCGCTTGACATTACATTAAATAGTCTGAGAGAAGAAATGTCAGAAAGCAAAAAAGACCGCATCAGCTTAAGAGAGAAGCAAAACGATCATGATAAAGAGATTGCTTTATTGAAGCGGGAGGATAAAGCGATTTGGAAGTATATAGCGAAAACTGAGAAGGAGGAAAAATAATGAAAATTAACTGGAAAGTGAGAATGAAATCGAAAGTGTTCTGGGTGTCAGTTATCCCGCTAATTCTGGTACTAGTACAGCAAGTACTTGGGTGGTTCGGCGTAACAATTCCTGCCGACACAATCAACAAAGAAGCGCTAGATATGATTAACAGTGTATTCCTGTTATTAGGTGTGTTAGGTGTAGTAAATGACCCAACGACTCCTACCGCGAGCGATAGCGATTTAGTATTGAATAAAAATAAAAACGTAGAGGATGAAGTATAATGACAAGTTATTATTAT